GGACGGGAGGCAACAGGAAGCAATCGACTTTTTTATGAAACTCGTAAACGCTCCGATTCCTCGAATCGCAATAGAGAACCCCGTCGGGATAATGTCGACGAGATATCGCAAACCAGATCAAATAATACAACCGTATTATTTCGGAGATCCCTATCAGAAAACGACTTGCTTATGGTTAAAGAATCTCCCGAAACTCGTCCATATCAAAGAACCCGACTTGTTTAATGATACCGTTACCCATACGGACCGCGGGGAGTTTATTGTTACCAAATCGGGAAAGCGTTTACCGAAATGGTATTCAGATGCAAAATCGAATAAGAATTACGGAGAGATAAGATCCCGAACATTCACAGGAATAGCGCGCGCAATGGCTGAACAATGGAACGTACTTTAATATGATCGATCCAACGACATACGCGGAGATCCATTACGGCGCGGCTTATGATTATGCGGACCAGGTCGCGAACAAAGAGATCCTTGCAAATCGTTGGATCCGTCTCGCCGTACGTCGTTTCCGAAAGGACCTTAAGAGAAAGGTATTTACCCAGGATCCCGATCGGGTTAAGCTCGTTTACAAGTTCTTTTCCCTTTTGAACGTTCAGCGTAAAGGGGATTACGAACAATTCCGATTACACCCTTACCAGGCGTTTATTATTCTTAACCTGTTCCTGTTCTATTATCGGAAAACAGGACGCCGTCGGTTTACCTCGATGTTTCTTTTCATTGCACGTAAGAACGGTAAAACAGTTTTCGCCGTCGCCCTTAACCTTTACTTTCTAATCCTGGACGGCGTCGTCGATCCTCAATCCTTATTAGTCGCGAGTACCAGGGAGCAAGCAACGATCGCGCTCGATTACGCAAAAGGGATCCTTAACAACTCCCCCGCGATACAATCCCGCCTCCGCCCGATGCAATACGAGATCCGCTTTAAGGACCGCTCCTCGATCGGGTTTATGAAACCAGTACCCGCGATCGATCCCTCGCGGCTCGATGGATACTCCCCCTCCTCCGCTATCCTCGACGAGGTCCACGCGTACCAGGACGCGAAGCGTTACGAGGTTGTTACCTCGGGACAGGGCGCGCGCCTGGATCCCATTACCTTAATGATTTCGACAGCGGGAACCCTGGTCGATTCCTTTTGTAATACAATGGTCGAGAATTGTAAAGCGATCCTCCGCGGGGATGCAAAGGACGACAGTATGTTTATCCTCCTGTACTGCCTGGACGAGGACGACGATTACCAGGATCGGGATCTATGGGTAAAAGCAAATCCCAGTATCAGGGAGATTGTTACGATCGAGTACCTGGAACAGGAGTACCAAAAGACGATTAATATCCCGTCGCTCCTCCCGAACTTTTTAACCAAACACCTGAATATATTTACGGGCGGATCCGAGGTTTGGATAGCGGAGGAGAAATTACAACGCGCGAACGTTCCGTACTTTGTAAAGAGAGTCGAGAAACAAGATATATACCTCGGTCTGGATCTCTCGAGTACCCGAGATCTTACCTCCCTGGTCGGGGTCCTGGAGGAGGATAATATATTCGACGCGATCCCCTGGTTCTGGCTCCCGAATAATTCCGAGATGCTATTCCGCAAGGGAGGAGTAAACCTTATGAGCTGGATACGCGACGGATATATTTACCATTGCCAAACCGAGACGATCGATTACGACCTTATATACGATCAGATCGTTCAGATCGACCAGGAGTATAATATCGTCGCGCTCGGGTACGACCCGTATAATTCGGATCTCATATTGCCGCGCCTGGTCGACTATGGGATTAATACTTACAAGTTCCCGCAAACCGCTCCCGCGTTTAACTTTCCGCTTAAGTACCTCGAGAAAATGATACTCGAAAAGCAAATGAGTTTCGGGGAGGATCCCGTTCTCCTTTGGAACTTTCGGAACGTCGTTTTGTATATCGACGGGAATAACAATATTAAGATTATGAAAAACAAATCGAGGGACTCAGTCGACGGCGCGGTATCTCTCGGGATGGCCCTCGGGGGATGGCTCGCGTATAACCTGGATCCCGAGAGGGCGAATATTGCCGCGTATATTGCCGCGCAACAAACCGACGAGTAAGAAACGTCGATTGTCTTTATATTTAAAACATTCTTAAAATGGGATTCCTGAGTAACTTATCGAGCGCGTTTAATATATTGATCGGGCGAGAGGAGCAAATAAACGAGTCTATTGCGAACCTCCTCGCGGGATCCGCGCCTCGTTACTCCTCCGATCAATCGGGGAATATTGCGACGGTCCATACTTGCGTAAAGATTCTCGCGGAGACAATGGGACGACTCCCCCTCGGAGTAATGATCCAGGACCCCGAGAAAGGTAAACTTAAGGATAAGGATCATTATTTGTACGACCTGGTACATTACAACCCGAACCCCTGGACCTCCTCGCAAGTATTTATCTCGACCCTGGAGACGATACGGAATTACAAAGGAAACTCATACGTCCGTATTCACAGGGACGGCGGAGACTCGGGACGCCCTGTCATGTTTACCCTTATCGACCCCGCCCTGGTCGCGGGACACGTACTCAAAAAAAACGAACTCTTTTATAAGATCCGCTCCGAGAACGATCCCGAGAAAATCGATACGGTACACTCGCAAAACATACTACATTTTAAGCACGTATCGCGAAACGGTATTTACGGGATCAATCCGATCGAGGCCCTGAGACTGAACCTCTCGACAACATGGGAGGGACTCAATACGATTAACCAGTATTATATTAACAACGGGGTAAACCCCAAAGCGTTAAAGAGTACGGTATCGGGTGCTAATCAAAAAGCAATACTCGAGGCCCTGGAGACTCTCAAAAAACAAATGCAAGAGAGTAAGAACGCGGGAGAGATTATACCCCTCCCCCCGAATACTGAGATCCAGGAATTACAAATGAACGCGGTCGACGCGGTATTCCTTACTATGATCGAGACGAACGCGAAGCAAATCGCGGCAATGTACGGACTTAACCCTTTAATGGTCGGGGATACGAGCTCGTCCCGTTACAACTCGATCGAGGCGTCGCAAATCGCTTTAAAGGTAAATACGGTCTCGTCCATTGCGCGGATGTACCGACAGGAGTTCGAATACAAATGTCTTACCGCGGACGAGCGGAAAAAGAAAAACAACTCGATCGAGTTTAACTTAATGGCCTTGATCGAGACCGACCATAAAACACGCCTCGAGGGATATCGGATCCTTGCTAATTTAGGAGCAATTAAACCGAATACAATCGCAATGCTCGAGGGCCTGGAGACGTACCCAGGAGGAGACGACCATTATATACAAACAAATATGATGAGCGTCGAACACTATAACAAAAAGCAAAAAACAGAGAAACCAAAAAACGGGAACAATGAGTAAGAAAGAATCGACCCCCGAAAGGAGACAATTACACCAACTCCCCGACGAGCGGTACGCCGTTCGCGCGGAAAAAGATAACGACGGTAACCGATATTTTGTCGGGTACGCCGCGGTATTTAATGTTCGATCGAAACTTATATGGGACTGGGACCGCGTCTTTTATGAGATCATTAAACCCGAGGCGTTCGATACGGTCCTTGCAAGGGAGGGACTCGACGTTCCCCTGGTAATGAACCACGTTCCGCATGTATCGATTGCGAGAACGATATCGGGGAACCTTACCCTCGAGACCGACGAGACGGGATTAAAGATCCGCGCCCTGGTTCCCGATACAACCCTCGGGAACGATACGTACGAAATGATCGAGAGAGGAGATTATACCGATATGTCGTTCCGTTTCCGAATGGAGGAGAGCGGGTCGAAATGGTATAAGGATAACGAGGGTAATTTAATACATGAAGTACGCGACGTCCTGGATCTCCTGGACGTTTCAATACTCGCGTTTCATGGTGCTTATGGAGAAACGGTAATCGATACCGAGGTAGCTAATCGGATGTACGACGAATTGATACGGGAGGATAGCGGCTCCGACGACGAGGACGCGGGGGATAACCCCGACAACCCCGACGACGGAAAACCGGAACCGACCCCCGAGGAGATCACGGAAGCCGAAGCCGCAACCGCCGCGGACCTGGACGAGGCCGAAATGGACCTCGAATTGAAACAGGCCGAATACGGTATCGAACCGACAGATACACAAACAAAAACAGAAGAAAATGAAAAAACTGAATGATCTATTGATCGACCGCTCGACAAAGATCGGGCGAATGTCCGAGATTCTGGAGACCGCAAGGTCCGAAAAACGGGAGAGAACAGAGGACGAAAAATCCGAATGGCAACGCCTGGACGGTGAAGTAAAAGAACACTCCGACGAGATTAAAACTCTCGAAAGGCAAGCGGAGTTAGATCGCGAGGAGGCCGCGCGCAAACCTCTCGAGAAACCCGAGGCGGACGTTCTGAGGAATTACGATTTCTCAAAGGCTATTATGGCTCTGGGTAACCGTCAAGGTATCGAGGGACTGGAGGCAGAAATGCACCAGGAAGCGAGGAGAGAGGTCGGTCCCGCCGTTAACCTCTCGGGTAACCTTTACGTCCCGAAATTCATTTGCGACCGTATGTATATGACCGCCGCGCAACGTGCGAACGAGGAGACCAAAACGACAGGACTCGCCGCGGGACATATCCCCCTTGCCGTCGGAGATCCCTCGTTTGTAGTTCCGAAACCTCTATACCGCGAAATGGGAGCGACTGTTTACGAGAACCTCGGAACGGGTAAACTGGATCTTCCTTTCTCTCAGGGTCACACAGCGGACCAGGTAGCGGAAGCGGGAACCGCGGTACAGTCCGTACCGACTGACACGAAAGGAACCCTCTCCGCGAGTCGTTTCCAGGGGTGGCAGAATTATACAATGGAGTACCTTGCCGAGTCCGCCGTAATGAACCAGGTATTCGCGGACAAACTTATGGCAATCGACCGAGGTATCGGTAAAGCCCTTGCACTGGACGCCGTCGCCGTTAATGTTATGACGGGGTACTCGACCACGGATACGAAAGCGGCCCTTACTTATGCGATCGTACTTTCTATGATCTCCGAGATTGAAAGCGACAGTTTCGTATCCGAGGGGTTCGTAATGAGTAAAGGCGTATTTTATAAGCTGGCACAAACCGTTGTCGGGACCGATCAAGCAATGGTCCTTAATTTCCTCGAAGGAAACAACCGAGGTAAGATCTCGGGAATTAACTCCGCGGGAACCGCTTTCCTCCCCGTACATGATACCGACAAGTACGATATTATTTACGGAGACTGGAAAGAGGGATACGTCGGACTTTGGGGAGGCGCGCAAATCCTCGTCGACCCGTTCAGTAATTCCGACGACGGTTATACCAAACTTACGTTTTATCGTATGGGAGCGGTCGACAGTAACCCGTACGCGTTCGCAAGTATCCGAAACGTAGACATAGCGTAACCCTCTTAACTAAAAGAAAGGAGTTCTTTTTTATAGTTGGTTTTAGTTAGTAAATAAGGAAAGGGGGATTATCCCTCGCGCATGGGGACCCCCTTTCTTTTAAAACAAAAAGCATGAACGCAAAAAAATCGTTAATTATCTGGATTGTATATATCGTCGTATTTGTCGGTATATTCCTCGCCTTTATCAAAGGAACAAACCAGGAGGGTTTACTTAAACTCGCCTGGATGGGAGGAGCAATCGTCGCCGCAATCCTGGCTATTTTCATAGCCGTACGACTGAACAGGGCGAAACGTTAAGAACCTTTTAAGTTTAAAGAGATGATCGCGAAAACGAAATCGATTTACCATTTAGCACTCGAGGAGGCTAAAGAACATTGCCGCCTCCGCGACGAGTTCGTTAATGACGACGAACAAATTAAGCGGATTATAAAAGCCGCGGTCGAGTTTGTCGAGGGGGATATCGAAAAGGATATCGCTTATACGGCGAACGTGCTTACTCGTAACGAATGGAGCGGATCAGAAATCCGCGTTAACGAGGGGAATATGGTATCGATCTCCTCCATTACGACGACCGAGGACGGCGAATCTCCCGTTACTCTCTCGGATTATACGACGTATGTATATCGCGATTACTTTAAAGTCGACCTCGATAGCTCGGTCGATACGGATCTCTTAACGGTAAACTTTATAACAGGGTACGCCGCGGATGCGATTCCCTGGGATCTCCGCCAAGCCTGTTTAATCAAAGTCTCGGACTTTTACGACGTCGATCGTTCCTCGTCTCGGTTCGTATCGATCAAAGATACCCAGGCGTACGATCGAATCGTCGCCAAATACAAGGCGTATTATTTTGATTATCAAAGGGAGGCGTAAATGTTAGCGGCGGAGTTAAATAGGTGGATTACGATCGAGAAAGCGACCAGGGCAAAGGACGCCACAATCGGACACCCGAAGGATACGTACGCAACTCTGTATAGTACATGGGCGGGGGTATCATACGGAGCGGGTTCGTTCAATAAGGATAACGCAGGGAGTAACGTACGGGTCGACGCCGCGTTTACAATTCGGTACGACGAGGACGTTAATTACAAATGTCGGATCCTTTACGAGGAGCAATATTATGAGTTCGATCATATCGAGATAATCGGACGTAACGAGGGAATGAGAATTAAGACAATCTTATTTACTGAGGAGGCTTAATTATGTCAAAGGGAATAGGACCATTAGGAACAGGATCCTTACCGACTGAGGATATTGTCGGAGCGGACGAGATAATCGCGGCCCTGGATAACCTGGCTCCGAAACTCTCCCGTAAAATCCTGTTCGATGCACATAAAAGCGTCCTGGCTAAAACGGTCCGCCCCGATCTTAAATCGGTCCTTAACTCCTTTTCCCGCGCCTCCAGGACCTCGGTATCGATTCGCAAGGCGAAGGGAACCGACTCGGGCGCGTATATCGGTATAACAACGAAAGCGTTTTGGCTCCGTTTCGTGAACTATGGTACAAAGGATCGTAAGACCAAGCAAGCGAAGATCGAACGAATTAAGTCAAAACGATACCATACCGTCGGGCGGTTCGGTCGCCGTGAGGCCGCAAACCGCGGACGGGTCCAGGGGGACAAGTCGATCTCCTCCGCCCTGGATAGCAGGGTAAACGCGGTACTTAAGGAGGTCCAGGAGAACTATTCGGATCTCATTTACGAGGCTCTTAATAAAGAGATGCAAAGGGTTAAAAAGAAATTCGCAAAGTTATGAGTTTTGCAACCGTAATAAATACGCTTTTACAATCGGACGCGACTTTGAACGCGGCCCTCCTGGACGCGGATAGCGGGGAGACCAATATATACGCGTACCATTTACCCGACAACCTGGACGTAAGTAAAACCGCGATTGTCTTTACTTACAAAAAGGACGAGGGGGTCGACGTCCTGGAGGAAAAAAACGTTCTTGAAAAATATACCCTTTACCTGGTTATCGTTGCGGGAGATCCCGCAGATACCGAATCGACCGCGGCCCTGGTACATTCGTTTGTCGATACGTACTCGGATTCGAACCTCCTCGATATAACATACGAGGACGAGGTTAACGGACAGAACGACGAAAGGGACAGGTACTTTAAAAGTTTGGAATTTGTAATCTGGTATCAATCTTAAAATAAACTAAAATGGCAACAGACGTAATTCTCGGTAAAGCAATGACGTTAACGTACGATTCGAAAGTGATCGCACGTTGTACCGATTTCACCCTGGAAGTAAACAAAGAACCGATCGATATTACGACCCTCCAGTCGAGCGGGTGGAAGGAAAAGAAAGTCGACCTTAAGGAATGGTCGGTCTCCTTTAACGGACTCGTTACCCGCGGCGCGGACGGAACTTACTCGGTATACGACGAGTTACTCGCGGATATCCTGGGAACCGATACCGCGATTACGATATCGATCGACGATACCGACGGATCGGGTACGATCGCGGTCGGAGGAGACGTATTCTTAACCTCCCTCTCGACGGGCGTAACCGTCGGAGATAAGGTTACCTATTCGGGAACCCTGGAGGGAACGGGCGCGCTCGCGTAATCGAATCTCAGGCGTATGATCGGATTCGCAACCGATACCCCCTTTCCTTTGGATCCAGGAGAGGGGGTTACATATATAACCAAATGTCAACAACATGATAAAGCACGTAACGTACAACGGAGTCGAGGTCCCGTACTCGATAGGGTATTACGCCCTTAAACGCTTCAAAGGCGAAACGGGAAAAGATTTCGAAAAGACCCCCGACGACGATCTCGAGGCCCTCGAGATTATTGCCTGGTACGCAATCGAGGCGGGTTGTAAAATGGAAAAGATCGAGAACCCAGTCGATCGGAACGATATCGAGATGTTCTTAAACGAATGTATGAACGAGTTTAACGAATCGATACCCGATTTTTTCCAGACCCCCCCGAAGAAGAAAGCGACCAGGACACCCGCGAAACGCCCGACGGGGGCGGGCAAAAACACAACCCCAAAAAGTCCCAGGAAAAACAAATCGTAACCGCGACGATCGAGGAGATCGAAGGGGAGGCCGTTGCGCTCCTCGGGTACACTCCCGAACGGTTCGACTTTACGACTCCGCGATATCTCTTTTACGCGTTCAAAGGAATAGCAAAGGAGAGGGATCGAGTATTCCGTTCCCGTTGCGAACTTACGCGGATGCAAACCCTTATCCTCGTCAATAACGGACGGTCTGAAAAAGATATGATAAAGGACCCGCGGCGTATTTGGCCCTTTGAATGGGAGGACGAGATCGAGGAGGACGAGGTATATATCCCGACGGCGGACGAATGGGAGGAACTCGATAGCAAGTACGCGAATAAGAAAAAGTAATCGTTTACCGATTGTCTTTATAATTAAAATACGAACGTATGGCCTCCTCCATTTTAACCGACCTAGCGATACGCTTACACGCCAAAACCGCGGAACTGAACAAAGGACTCTCCCGCGCGAAAGGGCAAATCCGAGACTTTAAAAGCAATGCCAAAAAAGGAACGACCGAGATCCGAAAGGGATTCGCGGAAATGGGTAACGGCGCGCGTCAATCCCTCGGGTTAATGACGTCTCAATTCGGAATGATGGGAACAGTCCTTACCCGAGCAATCGGAGGGGTAAAGGGGTTAACGCTCGGTATGAAAGGACTCAAAGCGGTACTTATATCGACGGGGATCGGAGCTATATTTGTCGCGATCGGAACGGCGGTCGCGGCCCTTATGACTTACTTTAAAGGGACGATCGACGGCGCGCGAAAGTTCGCCGCGATATCGGGAACCCTTAAGGGAATAATGACTGCTTTAAAAGAGATCCTTATTAACGTCGGTCGGTTCTTGGTTAAGATGTTCGAAGATCCGAAACAAGCAATCGCGGATCTATGGGAGGCAATTAAACAGAACCTCGTAAACCGTTTCCAGGGGTTGTTAACGTTCTTTAAATCGGGATGGTCAGCAATCGCGAACGGAGCGAAGGGGGTCGGAGCCGCGGTCGCGGGGATCTTCAATAAGGAGAAAAAAGACCAGGCACATGAATACTTTTTGCAGATGCAAAAAGATATGGTCGATACGGGTAAAGCCGCGGTCCAAATGGCGACGGGGTTCGACGTCGAAAAAGGTATCGGGAAAGCTCGCGAGGAAATGGATAAGATAAAGGAAACCGCGGGTAAAGCCGCGGCCCTCGAACAACGTAAACATGATCTTTACGCGGCGAATACAAAGTTTCTGGTACGCGAGGCGGAGTTAGTCGAGGAGATCGCGCGCCTTACCGACATATCCTCCGATAAGGAACTGGAGATCTCGGAGAGTTTGAAAGGAACACTCGACGCGATCGCGGTAACCAAAGATCTTTACGCGGGACGCATTGCACTCGCGGAGGAGGCGTTACGGATCCAGGAGGCGGAAATGGCTCTCGGGTCGAATAGTCTCGAGGACGAGCGCAAAAAGGCCGAACTCCAGGTTACGTTAAACGCTCTCCGTAAAGAGGAGTACGATAAGATCCGCGAACTCAAAAACCGTAAAGAGGAAATAGACGCGAGAGCGAACGCCATCGAAGTAAAAGCGGAAGCCGAAAAGCAAGCCAAGTTAAAAGCCGAAAGGGACAAAGCCGCCGCCGCGGAGAAAGCGCGCCTCGACTCGATCGAGGCGTATCGCGTCCAGGTCCTCGGTCAATCCCTGGAGGGGCAATTAGCATTACTTACCGAACAGTACGACGCGCGAAGGATAGCGGATAAAGAATACTGGAGCGAATACGAACGACTCCGCGACGAGATAATCGAGAGAGACAAAGCCGCGGCGGAGGAGGAGAGGCAACGGGCCGCGGATCTATGGGACGCCAAACTCGAAAAGGCGACTCAATATATCGACTCGGTCGGATATGGTATCGATATCCTGGGACAGATGTTCGAAGCTCAGAAGCAAAAAGAACTTAAGGCCGCGGGGGACAATGCCAAAAAGAAAGAGGAGATCGAAAAGAAGTACGCGAAAAAGCAAAAGAAAATCGCGATCGCGCAAGCGATAATCGGAGCGGCCCTCGCCGTTGTTAACGCCCTGCAAACTCAACCCTTCCCTTTGGGACTAGTCATGGCGGGACTGGCAATCGCGATGGGAGGAGCGCAGATCGCGACCATTGCCTCGACGCCCCTTGCAAAAGGAGGTATCGCATACGGCCCGACTAACGCCCTGGTAGGGGAATACCCGGGAGCGGCAAATAACCCCGAGGTAATTACGCCCCTGGATAAACTGCCTGGTCTGTTGGCTAAAGCGGGAGGAGGCGGAGGAGGGATCCTTGCGGGTAAAGTGAAATTTGAACTCGAGGACGGCGTTCTGGTCGGGTGGCTCGAGCAACAACGTAATTACGCGGAGAGTTATTAATTATGGCTTACGGAAACCATTATCGGATCGGATACTCGTCGAAGGAAACGACGGGTTATATATACGTTTGGGAGGAGGGGTATTCGGGATCGATCGAGGACCTTACCCTGGTAGCAAATTCCTTTAAAGTCGACTATAAACCGAACGGATGGGAGAACCCTATAATCGGTCTCGCGGCGTCCTTTGGGATACTGAACGACGAGACGGATTATTTTACTTTGCTCCCGTTGTTGACAGCGACGGAGAAACAATACTGGGTTCGGGTAACCCGCGTTTCTCCGTCGTCTTTGACATTATTCGAGGGGTATATCGCTTGTAACAACAACGAACAAAAGTACCTTAAGAATCGTACTATACGCCTGGTCGCGACCTCGTACCTTTCGAAACTCCAGTACGTAACTCCTCCCGCGATCGAGACTTTACAAACGATCTCCTTTATCGATTACCTGGACGATTGCTTACGACAGACAGGGACCGAACAAAATATCCGAATTAACTCCTCCCTGTATCCGACAGGGGATACGATCGGGAGTACCTCGAGTATGTTCAATAAGGCGGGTGTATGGTCCGAGGTATTCCATAAGAACAATATCGATCGCGATAACGCCCTGGATGTAATTACGAAAATTCTTAAGACGTTCGATTGTTATATATACTGGTATAACGAGAACTGGTATATCGAGCGGTACGACGATATCTATAACGCGACAACGCAATCGTATGTCGAGTATACAACGGGATCCAGTTACGGACCCTCGGATACGGGATCCGCGCACTCGACCAGTTATACCCCTATCGATTTTCAGGATCTATCCCCTATGGGACAATCTCAGACGATCGGGGTTATCCAGGGAATGAAAGAGATCGAGATACGTATCCCCGCGGAGAGATATACGAACCTGGTTCCCGCAACCTTGCGCGACGCCTTACCAATTACAACGACAGCTAACCCCGACTTTCGAACCTGGGAGTATTGGAACGTAGTTGCAACGAAATGGATATCCACAACGAAGGGTAATCCGTTCTCGAATATTAACTCCGCTATACAGCGTTCAGGGTGGTATACGTACGGCGGAGGGATAACCGCTCACCACATCGGACTATATACAAAGGCTCGGGTAACGGTCGCGGCGTCCGAAACGGTCCTCGATGTTAAGTTTAAATTTGGAACCGCAAAGGGAACGTTTGGAACGTTTACCTCCTGGGAGGATTACGAGTTTAATTTTTATTACTTTATCCGTCGAGCGGGGACGACTCATTACCTGGAGTATAATAGAGGAGCGGATACCTGGGCCGTCGATACGTCGGGGGACGAGATAACAAGTTATGTTCGTGTTGTTGTAAACGGAGAGAACTTCGATAACGCCGCGGTAACGGTCGACGTATCGTTCTCGGTTCCCCTCTCGGATGTTTCCGGACTGGCAACGGGGGACCATGATCTCGTTATCGGAATAGGAACGGAAAGGATCGACGATACCGCCTCGGGAGGTTCGTACGACGATCCCGCAACCTCCGCGATCCATGGAGATTTTCAGGTAAAGACAACAGGAACGGCCCCCGACAATAATTACAAAGGAGTTATCAGTACCGATATGTTAAACAAACTATCGATCGAGATTCCTTTCTCGGACTTTGATTCCCTGAACTTTAAAAACTGCCTGGTACGGGGAACCTCGTTCGCCTCCAGGACAACAACCTGGACAGACGACGGAACGAATATACATACCATTGCAGAGCAAAAGATACGATCGCGGTTCCGCCTGTATCGGATCCCCCGACAGAAGATAACCGCGAAGATATCGACCTCGGAGTTTTACCGCCCCTTACGAAACTTTACAGACTCCGAACAATCGGGAAAGCAGTTTATACTATTCGGGTTCACGCATTACCCCGAGCGGGATCAGATGTTAGTAATACTCATGGAGTACGATAATACAGAAACGGTAACTATAACATAAATGGCAACGAGCGTAACGGTAACGGCGGAATACAGGATCGACGATTATTTCGACGAGAGGCAATCGGGAGGAGATATATACATTTATACCTCGAGCGGGGGATCCTTTTTTGATCCGAGTTTGTATTACTCGATCGCGGATCTCGACGGGGGGCAACTCGACAACCGCTATTTTACCGAGACCGAATCCGACGCGCGGTTCGTTCGCCTGACAACAAACCAGACGATCGCGGGGCAAAAGACGTTCTCGAGCCTTGCAACGTTCTCCGCGGGGATCAATGTAACGGGAGCGGTAACCGCAACGGGGGAGGTCGAATCCTGGGATACCTCGGACGAGAGATTGAAAGCGGAGATCGAGGATCTCCAGAAACGAAAAACCCTTTCCGCGTTAATGCGACTCCGCCCCGTTCGATACTGGCACAAGCGAAAGCAGAAACGCGAGATCGGGTTAATAGCGCAACAGGTAATAAAGGATTTTCCCGAGGTTGTCAAAGAGGACGGAAAAGGGTTCCTTATGATTAATTACGGGAAACTGGTTCCCGCTCTCCTGGTCGCGATCCAGGCCCTTAAAGAGGAGGTCGATATCTTAAAAGATATGCTCACAAATGGCCCTGACCGCGAATAACATAACGACCCGCGGGGTAAATATAGAACTCGGATCCCCGTTCGGGGTGAACGATCTTACCGTTAAGGCCCTTTGCGAATATGCCTCGCAAAACCCCCTCTCCTTTTACGGGCCCTGGCCCCTCTCGGTAAATGCAAATAAGGATCCGATAATATCGTACGGAACCAATAACCACAAACTCGGGGACTTTCGTTCTTACAATCACGCCGCCGCAAGTACGGGAGCGAATAACTTTACTCAGAACTGGGGACCAGCGGGAACCAGTTTCGACCTTACGATCGCAACCCTCGCGGGAGAGTTAAACGTACTTAATTGCGATTCGAGCGCGCAATACATTACGTATAACGCGTACCTCTCGAGCGCGAACCGCGCCGCGGAAACCTCCCGACACGACCAGGATATTAACTCGATTCTGTTTAATACGATTACCGCCCTT